ATGTTAGGATTAGGTTACAGGGGAGAAGAACCATATCCCGGAAAATGTGACCGAAGAGACACGAAATCTGAAAAACCTAAACCAGAACAAATTTACCAATGGATGTAATTATGAAATCTTATTTCAGTGGTAAATGGTCAGACATGAGTTTGGATTCTTACGAGTGGTCTGGTTATCGATTGGTTGATGAAGTAAACTCTCAAAAACCTAGATCTGTTTTAGATGTTGGTTGTGGTTTTAACAGATTCAAAGGAAAGATAAATAATTTGATGGGTATAGATCCCTATAATGACTATGCAGATATCAAAGTATCACTCGAAGATTACAAAGCAGGACCTGTAGACATAGTATTATGTCTTGGATCTATTAATTTTGGTGACGAAAATACCATTGATGATCAAATAGAAATATTGCATGAATTGTGGTATAAAAAAGCGTACTTCAGAGTCAATCCCGGACTAAAACATACGTGGCATGACAAGGGAGATTGGGATGGAATCGTTTGGTATGATTGGAGTCGATCAAAGATTGATAGTATTGTCGATAAGTATAAGTACACTCTAGATCGTTTTGAAGAGGAGTTGACAATACAAGGTCATCGACGTTATTATTTTGAATTAAGTAAACCAATTTTATAAATAAAAAGGTAATTACCAAAATATTCACATGTTATCTGGAACAGATTTCGTAAAGAAAATCAAAGAAGGAAACAAAGAATTATTTGAAGCATCACGCTCAAATGTTCGTCGTTTCTTCAACTCAAATCCAAGCGACGAATACTTAGTTGAGCACTTCCGTGGACGTATGGTCAACGAAGCTCAAAACATGTATGCAATCGCAGGACAAGTTGCATCTGCTGACCCATCTGCAGACGTAAAAGATCTAGAACTACTTTCTAAGCAAGCATTAGACGAAGCAAAGCACTTCAGAATGGTAAAGGAAGTAATCGAGCATATCACTGGTGAAGAACTAGACGTTGCTGCTGCATTCGCTGCTGAAGCAGAAGCACCACAAGCAAAGGGTGCATCACTTCTTGAGAAGTATGAAGCATCAAACGACGAAGCAGCACTTGCTGCATATCAGTTAGTTGCTGAAGGAAGAGCAGAAGCAGTATGGAACGAAATGGCAGACTGTGTAGAAGACAAGTTCATCTCTACAAGATATGCTTCAATCGCTAAAGACGAAGGATTCCACTCAAACTTAGGTGGAAGAGCACTTTCAAAATTAGTTGAAGGTAGCGAGTCACTTCAGTCACACGTACTTGCATTAGTAGAAAAAATGAGAGCAGATCTACTAGAGATCAGCAATCAGAACACTGCTACTCCTCTTGCCGTTGTATAAAAGGTTTACGACCTTCACGGATCTTACTGTCTAACCAATGTTCTTTACATGGAAAGACATACTTATGATTGGCATCGACGCTTATAAAGTTGTCGATGCCTTTTTTTGTGACTGGAAATTCTAAAATACGACCGAGATATTCAATATACTTTTCTCTGTATAGGAAAAACGCTTCATGATCTATGAAGTGTACTGTCATATCTTTGTAATACTCAAGGGCAGTATCCATTGTACACTCACCACCAACTCTTACTTGTTGTAGTTCGTTTATATTTCTATCTCTTACAATTACTGCTATGATTGGCATTACACCTAATTCAAATGCTCTCATTGCAACTTCTTTGATCTTTGGTGTTTGTCTCACTCCATCAAAAAAGAAAGGCACACTTACATTTGCACAAAAGTAATCACCTTTGTCAAAATGTTCCTTTGTGAGTTCTTCTGGGTGAACCCAGAATCTTGCAAATGGTTCTTGATCACTTGGAACCCAGTACTTGTCATGAAGACTTTCCCACCCAACTACGTTTTCGTGGAGAGAAAATAAACGTGCAAAAAGATGGTTTCCTGATCCTTGTGGACCTGTTACGATTAGTAGTTTTTTCATTGGCAGCACGGTCTAGAACCTTCGTCATAAGAATGATCTGTGTCTTTATAATGTGGTTTATCTGGTATGTTTGGATTACACGGAAAAGGAACTCCAGTTTTATTTCCATCGTCTAATGGATTCTCTTTTACATAATTGATATACTTTGCATTAGCATCTTGCTCAAGTATTTCATTCACTCTTTTATCATACCATGCAATAGGAAATCCAAGATCAAGTGACTTCAAATATTCTTGTTTGTAAAGATATAATAATTCATAACTTAGATATGTAGGGCATGGAAATGCTTCTTGTATTCCTTTCAATGCATCATAAAAATGTCTTATGGTAGATTCTTCTCTTATTCTTGTCTGTTGATTTTTTAATATTGTTTGATCTCGACCTATCACACATATTTTTACATTCATTCCTAAACTCTGTGCCTTTAATCCAAACTCTTTGATATCAGGACACCACTTAGTTCCCTTACTCTGTATACCAAGTGGTACACTGATGCTAGTAAAGTAATGGTCATGTGAACTAAAATCAAATTGAGATAGTAATTCTGGATCTCTCCAACATGCTGCAAATGGTTCTGAGTGTCTATGTGCTTCCCAGTAGTTATCTAATAAAGATTTCCAACCATATACATCTTCATGTAAAGAAAATATTTTAGACCACAAATGGTTACCAGATCCTTGTGGACCCGTGAGTATGGTAAGAGTTTTCATCATACATTATATGTTACTACTAATTATAACACATAAATAGTGTCACAACAACGTGTGTCATTACACACAAAGTGCTCTTTAGCTTTTATAATGGCAAATCCAAAAATAAAGGTCAAACGTTCCTCCGTTGAGGGAAAAGTACCTGCAGTTACACAATTAGAACGTGGTGAGTTAGCAGTAAACTCATACGACGGAAAAGTTTATATTCTAAAAGATCAGTTCTCTGTTGGTATCGCTACAACAACTCATACTCTCAACCCATGGAATGAACCAAGTGGTGTGGGTGCGGGTATTTCTTATAGTGGTGATGTTACTATTAATGGTAACTTACAAGTTGATGGTAGTGTATCAACATCTAAACCAACCGAAGAAATATTTACTGCCACACAAGGTCAAACAGTTTTTACTGCATCATCTTCTTTACCTACGTATGTTCAAGTTTTTGTGAATGGTATAAAAATCAGACCAACCACAGATTTTAGTAAATCTGGTGCCTCATTTACTTTGGTTTCTGCTGCAACTGCAGGAGATGAGATAGATCTTGTTAGGTTTGACTAACTAAATAACTAAAAAGTAATATGGCAGGACACTTAACAACTGAAGAAAGAAATGACGATATGCTCAATTACAAAGAGGAATTTTTTCTCTATGCTTTGAGACAGTTGGGTCATCCTGTCGTGGAAGTTAATGTTGCTGATGAACAACTAGAATCAATTTTTGAAGATACTGTATCATACTTTCAAAATAGACATATGGATGGTGTTGAGAAAGTATATCTAAAACATAAAATTACAGAAGATTTAATTAAGAGAGTTGGTGGAAGAAATGACGATAATGGAGTGGGTATTGTTACAACTACATCAAGAGATCAAACTATTGTAGGTATTGGAAGCACTGTTCAACATAAGTTTGAAGAAGATTCAAATTGGATTGCTGTGCCTGATCATATTATTGGTGTAGAGAAGATATGGAAGATTGATAGTCGTGCAATCAGCACTAACATGTTTAGTGTAAACTATCAATTATTTTTGAATGAGATTTATTATTTTAGTAGCACTGAAGTATTGAATTACACGATGACTAAAAGATACTTAGAGGATTTGAATTTTATATTGCATCCAGATAAACAGATAAGATATAATAGAAGACGTAATAGAATATATCTTGACACAGATCAAAGTAGTTTGAAAATTGATGATTATCTAATCATACAATGTTATAGAGCACTAGACCCTAGTGAGGTAGGTAATAGAGTATACGGTGATATTTTCTTTAGAAGATATTTTACTTCTCTATTGAAAAGACAGTGGGGACAAAACCTAATGAAGTTCCAAGGTGTTAAGATGCCGGGTGGTATGGAACTAAATGGCAGACAGATATGGGAAGATGGTACAGCAGAACTAGAAAAGTTGGAGTCTCGTATGAATATGGATTACGAATTACCTCCGCTTGATTTCATTGGATAATGGCACTCAATAATTATATTAGACTTACCGGTGTGAGAAATGAGCAGGATCTCGCTCAGTCTCTTATTGATGAGCATATAAAAATTCATGGTGTAGAGTTCGTCTATATGCCACGTTCTTTTGTGAACACAAAAACTGTGATGAGAGAAGTCACTTCATCAAAGTTTCAAAAATCATTTCCTCTTGAAGGATATATTGAGAACTATGAAGGATTCGGAGATCAATATAATTTACTGACAAAATTTGGAGTCAGATCTACAGCAGAGATGCAGATTACTATATCTCAAGCAAGATTTAGTGAGTTGATTACTCCTGTTTTGCAAAAAGAAGGAGGACTTGGAATTGGTGTTCCTGTAAGACCTATAGAAGGAGATCTTGTATACTTTCCACTTGGAGATATATTATTTGAAATTAAACATGTAAAACATACTGCTCCTACATTTTATGCTTTAGGTAAGAACTATTGTTATGTGTTAGAGTGTGAGATGTTTGAACTTGGTGATGAAAAAATTGAAACGGGGATTGGTGAAATTGATGATGATTTTGCAACATTAGGATATAATGTCACAATGTCATTATCGGGTGTTGGTGCAACTGCAACAGCGGTCACATCGTTGGTAAATGGTGGAATCCATAAAATTAAGATATTCAATGAGGGAACAGGATTTACAGCAGATCCCACAGTTCTCATATCAAAACCTAATGGTACTGGTAGAAGAGCAACTGCTGTTGCTATCACTACTTCAAATGCACAAGGTTCTAGATCATTACAAGAATTTAGAATCACAGATCCCGGTTATGGATATACCACTGCTCCAAGTATTACAGTCACTCCTGTAGATGGTCAAGGTGGAGGATTATCTCTAGGAGTTGGTATTGCAACAACAGGTGCAGTTGGTATCGTTACAATGATACTCAAAGGAACAGATTATATTCTTCCTCCACCAATTACGTTTACATCAGCACCTTCAGGTGGTGTGACTGCTATTGGAACTGCAATACTTGTAGATGGTAAGGTAGATAGAATTGTCACAACTAATGCAGGATATGGTTATACAGTAGCACCAATAGTAACTGTTGGTGCAGCAGGTACAGTTGGAGTGGGAACATTCAAGTATGGAATGATTCTTACTGGTAGTGCATCTTCAACAACTGCATATGCTGGAACTTGGGATGCCACTACTGGCACTCTGACTGCTAAAGATCTTACAGGTAAATTCTCAGTGGGAGAATTGATTGTGGGAACAGCGAAGACTACAGGAGAAACTATCGCTTACCGTCTAAATAGTATCAACTATAACGATGATGAGACAAATCTAGATTCGTTCGGGGACAATGTTAGCTTTCAATCTGAGGGTGATGCTATCCTTGACTTTACAGAAAAAAATCCATTTGGTGAAGCATAATGTTTGGAAAGTATTTTTACAATGAGACGATTAGAAAGACTGTAATTGCTTTCGGTACACTGTTTAATGATATCACAATAAAGCATACCAATGATTCAACAGATGCAGTAATATCAACAATCAAGGTTCCTATTGCATATGGACCTATGCAGAAGTTTTTAGCAAGAATAGAACAGCAACCTAATTTTAATAAGAATGTAGCAATTACATTGCCGAGATTATCTTTTGAGATTATTTCATATCAATATGACCCTACAAGAAAAATTGCACCTATAACTAAATTTTGTATAGTCCCTAATAGTAGTAAAAATAAAATCAAAAAAGTTTTCATGCCTGTGCCTTATAACATAGGATTCAGACTTAGTTTTGCTGCAAAATTACAAGATGATGCTTTACAAATACTTGAGCAAATATTACCATTTTTTCAACCATCATATAATGTAACTCTCAATATGATAGAGGGTCATGATGAGAAAAGAGATATACCGTTTACATTGAGTGATATATCTTTCAAAGATGAATATGAAGATGATTTCAATACAAGAAGAGCAATCGTATATGACTTAGATTTTACAGCAAAAACATATTTTTACAACGAGATACCTACAGACGAAACTGGTGGTATTATCAAGAAGGTTCAGATCGATTACTCATCTGCTATTAGAGCACCTAGAGAGGTAAGATATGTTGTCACACCTACCGCCACGAAAGATTATAATCAAGATCAAACAGTATCTCTTGCTGCGACACTTGAAGTTGGTAAAACTCTTATGACCGTAACAAGTGGAGCAAGTTTAGTTGTAGGTCAATACATTCAAATAAACTCTGAAGTTATGAGAGTTGAGGAGAAAGATAATGTCTCAATTATAGTTGCTAGAGGTCAATATAGAACTGCTGAAATGAAGCATAGCAACGGTGATATTATAAATCTTATTAACGCTGCTGATCATGCATTGATCGAAGTCGGTGATGATTTTGGTTTCAATAGTGATGTTGATTTCTTCCAAGATTCTAAATTCTTTAGTCCTAGTCAGGGTACTGACCAATAATGGAAAACTTTGATGAGTTAGAAAAGGCAATGAATGTAAAAACAGAGATAGTCAAGGAGACTAAATCTGTCAAAGTCAAACCTGTTAAGAATGAAGGTGATGATCCTCAAAAAGATTACGAATATAGTAGAGCACAATTATACAATCTTGTAGAGAAAGGTCAGGAAGCAATCAATGGTATACTCGATGTATGTCAAGATTCACAGCACCCAAGAGCATATGAAGTTGCAGGTCAATTGATAAAAAGTGTTGCAGACACCACAGATAAACTTATTGATCTACAGAAAAAAATGGTTGATCTAGAAAAACCAACTGGGTCTAGTCCAAAGACTGTAAACAATTCAGTATTCATCGGTAGTACTGCAGATCTTCAAAAGATTATCAAGCAAGGTAATATAAATAAAAAATAGCGATCAATATAATATGGCAAAGTCTTGCCCAAAAGGACAATATTATTGTTACACTGATAAAAAGTGTAAAAAGAT